GGAGAAGATAAATGAAAACTGAAGACATACTAAAGAGTGCATCTAAATTAGTTTCTGGTGACAGAGCAAAAGCTTATGGAGATAAGAAAATACTCCATGATAAGATAGCTACGATGTGGTCTGCTTATACTGATTGTGAAATCAATGCAGAACAAGTGGCTATGATGATGGCTATACTAAAGATAGCTAGGACAACAACAGGAAGTAGTGCCGATAGTTATACTGATGGTGCTGCATATATTGCAATAGCAGGAGAAATACATGACCAAAAATAACGAAGCACCTCAACAAAAACACTATGTACTAAGTGATGAGCAGAGGAATACTCTACTACAATACTTAGCTAACAAGCCTTTTATTGAAGTGCAAAAATATATTAATTTATTAGCGGGACTAACGGAAATCAATGACAACATCTCACCAAACTTCATTAAAAAGTAAGGATGGCTTTCAGTTATATAGTTGTAGAGTTTCCTATTCCAGAGTGGATGGAAATTTTTATTGGGATGAAGAAACTTTAAATACTAAAGATTTAATAGATGTATTTAAAAAGAAGTATGGTACAAACGAACCTTACTCTCACGATAAAAAACTCTTAATACCTCTACCGCATATACTAAAAGCAGTAGTAGTTCATTTAAAAAATGAGTACACTTACTCTTATAAAACAACCCAACAATTATTAGATAAGTTAACTAGCTAGTTCTTCCATTCGAGAAGATAATTCTTTAGCCCTGTTAGGGGTTTGTTTTGCCCATCTAGAATCGAGCATCTCTGTTGCCGCAACAGAATATGATTGACTCTTTAACGCAACAATCATGTTCTTAAATTTAGATACACCATTAGCACCCATTTGGAAAATCATTTCACATAATATTCCTTGTGCTTTTATATGTATATTTAATTCATGTGTACTACACAGGTCTTTCATACTATCCCATGCTTTATTAAAATCCTTTTCAAACAGTAAGTCCCAACCTTCTTTGGTTGTAGGTACTACTTCTCCCTCTAAAATTTTATGACCATAGCCACCTGTTAAGTGATTTTCTGTGCAGAAGTAGGGGTCTAGTCTATAACCCTCATGTTCTTTAACCCTATCCATTAGTTCTTTTTTAATTATATCTACCATACTATACTCCTATTTCTTTTTAGTTATTAATCCCATAGCACCTTTTGCACCTTTGATACCGAAACTAGCAGAACATGCTATGTATAAGAGATGCTTGTAGTAATCAGGCAAGGAGTGAAGTGCCTCAAATCCTGCTTTAATGTGAGGAGTCCATCCCGGTATGAAAACTGCCACCGCAGGAACTAGAAGACATATTAAAATTAGCTCGTCTTTCCAAGAACCTTTCATCTGGTCAACGGCACTAGCCTCCCATGAAATTTTTCCCGCTATCTGTTGTTCTTTCAAAGCTTTGGCTGCTTTAATTTCAGTAACAGCTAACTCTGCTTTAGCTTTCTTAGTTGCTACAAATCCTTTAACTGTGTCCCCTACTATACTAGCAATGGGGCCTAATAACATATTTAACATACTTCCTCCTAATTATTGTTTCTTAAATTTAATACTTCTGGTGATTCTAAAATTTCTGCAGGAGATATTCCCTCTATCCTGCCTCCAAATATCATAGCTTTTTTCTGAATTTCTATAATAATCTTAGCTGACTTTTTATCATACTGATTCATAGTAATTTCACCTGAGGCTAATTTCTTACCTAATTTTTTTAAATCATTATCTAGTTTCTTTATTTCTTTACCTAACTCAAGAGATTTTGTAGCCGTTAAAGTATCTAAAGTTTTATTTGATAATTTAAATCCAAATGAACTAAGTATAGCCATCCATTCTGCTTCGTCTTCTCTGTAGCCAGATATGTTGCCATCTCTAGTTGCTCTATTTATTCTTTTTGTAGAATAAGAACCTGGTATAAAAGGAAAGTTAGGTATTAATTTAGTGCCTATCTTCTTTGAAATTTCTATGACATCTGATGTAGGTTCAAATGTCTTTCTAAATAAGTCAACTCCTATTAAACTAAAAAATACATCACCACCTATTCCAACACTGGGCTGTAATGGTGCAGGCAAATAAGGAACTATCCTATCCCCTAGGTCTAGAACATCACCACCTGGAAAAAATCTTTGAATATTTATATACTTAGATTGACCTTCCTTAGATTGTATAGGTAATTTAATTTCATTGTTAGGCATTAAAGGTATACCTAGTAATGTCCCTGCAGAGTATTTAGGTAGCATTAATTTTTCTTTTTCAGCATCTCCACCACCCATTTCAGCACCTAGTGTACTTAATCCATAACCTAGTGCAGCATACTTAGCAAACTTCCAAGGTCTAACTACTGCAGTTTCAGCAAGTATAGGAACTATTCTGTAACTAAATGCTAAGAATGGAGTCACTGAATGTCTCATTGCATTTATTACAGGTGCATCTATATCGTAATCAATAAATTGTTTTCTGGCAAACAGAGCTGCATCACTAGCACTATCCCCCATCTTAAGTCTGTGTTGAAAGGCGTTTAATCTAAATATATGGTCTTCAACTCTATACCAATTTTGTAGTGTTCCCGTCACTTTATTTTTTCTAACTGCTTGGTATACTTTACCTGCAATGTCTACAGAATTTGACCACTCTGTTTTAGTAGCGTCATATTTATAAGCATTTTTAATTGCTTTAAAATCAAATGTCTTAAGTTCTCTAGCTATAAAGTCAGCATCAAACACACCAAACTTTTGTGCTAAGTAAACTGTCTCTGATTTATAAGGGTCTTTACTATTATGCTTTGCCAACATTTTAAATGAATCTATAAGTCCGCCTTCTCCTTTAGTTCCCACAAACAAAGGAACATCTGCAAAATCAGAAAAGAAAACATTACCAAATATATTATTAACATGCACAGTTGGATTCCATGCAGTCTTAGAAACTTTCCAAACACCATTTAACTGCCTATATTTTCTATACAGCAGTTTACTACCTGCCTCCCTATACTTATTAGCAGTTAATAAATTTCTATACACCTCTTCTAAAACATATTTACCCGAAATATTTCCATACTTTTTTATCCTAGTATCAGCTATGTTTGTATCAGGCATTTTATAATACCCTTGTTTATTCATGGCATCTTCAGATAAACCTTTAAATTTTTTATCTAATGTATACTTACCGTTAGGTGCTTTCACATATGCTCCTAGTGAAGGGGTTTTATATATATCATCATAAAATTTAAATTGAGATATTGTACTTGCCATATATTGTCCTGTAAGTTCTATACCTGCTGCAGCATCTTCAATTTCACCTTTAGCTAATCTTTCTGCTTTAGTGTATTCCCATCTAATGACTTTATATTTAACTTTATCTTTTGTTACTTCATCGAATACCTCCCAACCTCTATGCTCAACTAGCCTAGGCTCTCCTACGCCACCTCTTATCATAATAGGTTGTCCATTTTCATTAACAGCTTTAACATTTTTATATGACTTATTAAATTCTTCTTCAGTTACTTCTAGTACCTGCCCCCTAGGTTTTAAATCATCACCAATTTTAGGTGCTTCTTTATCCTTTGCATATATTCTCCTTAAGTAAGAGTTAGCATTTCTTTGAAATGTTTTTACATCCATTAATCCGTAGTCAACATACATTTGACCAAATTTATTTATTGTTTCTCTTGCTTCTTTAGATAGCATCATTATCTTTTTAGAATCTACCTTAGATATTTCACCACCCTCTAAAATATTATAAAGAATTTTTCTTTCATCCATATTAAGAAGCTTGGCTTTCTCTACAAGGTCTTTGAACTGTGATGCTATATGCCCACCCATTCCTTGAGCCTGCTGTCTTAGTGCTATAAATTCTCTTGGTAAATTATATTTATCTTTAATTCCTCTACCCATCCATTCAGTAACAGGCATAGTAAAAGTAGCACCTGCATCTTCGTCAGTCCCTGTTTTTCTAGTTATTTTTAGTTTAGACAGCCCTTTAAATCCACCAAGACCTAGCACAGCCCCCGTCATAGCCCTGCCTAACCTAGAACTAAAGGGGTTATTTATACTGATTAAAGGTAACTCCTCATTGGTATTAAAGCCTAACAAAGCACCCCCAGTTACAGATGCCCCTTGTCCTGACGCTATCTTTTGAAAGGTAGGTCTTCCTATTTTTTCTTCGTAAGGTTTAGCAATATACTTATCGAAGAAAGATTTAACAGGTTTCATGTGCATGCCCTTTTTAGGAAATGCTTTTTGTTTTTCTATAAATTCTTTTTTATTTTGTGCCTCTATTTGTTTTTCAGTTTTTCCTGTTTTTCTTAACAAGTCTTGTTCTTCAACAGTTTTTAGAATATCAGCAGAGGGGTCTCCTATTTTACTATCAGGTCTATATGTAGCTACCCTTTTTTTATCTTCAGTTGCAAATACTACTTTTTTACCCTTCTTAACACCCCCAACATACTCTTCACCTTCCTTTATTTTAGGGGCTGCAGAAAGTTTTACTTTTTTAATACTCTTATCTCTTAAAGCTTTTTGAACATTAACATGTTTAAGATTAAATATAGTTCCTACAAAACCTTCAGGGTCAGGCTGACCTATAGGAGTGATTGTTCCTTTACCTGTAACTTTTACTCCTAAATTTCTTAATGCACCTAGTCCCGGACTTAATATTCCTCCACCGATACTTCCAAGTAAAGCCTGTTCACCCCTAGTTATCCTACCTTCGCCTACAATACTATCCATATCCTCATCAACATAGCCTGCTGCACCTGCTACGGCCCCAGAGACCATGCCATATTTACCCATAGTGTATAGTGTTTTTGCTTTACCGAATGGTAACAACCAAGATGCAGGGTCTAGAATAGCACCTGCGAAATAAGCAGCTTTAATTAAGCCACCCCCTTCCTCTTGCATAGACTTAACTAACTGTCTTTGTTCTTTACGCATAGTTTGTTTATCAAACCCTAGTCCTGTTATTTGACTAACACCTCTAGTTGTATCTAATAAACCCAGTGAAAATGCTCGACCTAAACTTACCTTCTTATTATAATCTGTGTCGTCTTCATAGTCGTAATCAGAAGCCTCTTTCTCATTTCTAGTAGTATTATTTATACTATTTAATTTATTGGTAGTTAGGTTGTATGTTTTTCTACCGCTATCAGAAATAACCTTTTGTCTTATTTCTTCAGCTTTTTCTGGATTAGTTTCTAATAACTTCTTAAATTCTCCTGCCATTATTCCACATAAGCCTTTGCCGCTTCATTAATTTGGTCTACCATTGATAAAACTCCTGTATATTTAAAAGTTCCGCCATAGCTTCTATCTAAGAACTTTTGTTTCAGTATATCTTCAACAACTTGCTCATCGGAGTAACCTAAATCAATAGCTATACTACTTATTTCTTCTCTAGCTTCTTGAGAAGATAGGCGAGGAAATACTATACTAGCCACTTCATCAAATTTTTGTGAGGTCAAATACATATTTGTTCCATCTACTTTAAATGTGTTAGACTCTAAATAATTTTGAAAAGCTGCCTCTGCTTTATTTTTTAGTTCTTGATATTCCATACCATATGCACCTGCATTAAGGTAATCTATTTCTCCTTGCATACCTGAGGGTACTGCATCAAAACCACCTTCAATGGGTTCTGATTCTCTTAACTTACCACCACCAACAGTGCTTATAATATCATCTCTTCTAGGCTGTGCTTGTCTATCTACCATTTGTTGTACCTTACCTGTTAAAGTATTGGCAGTAGCCTCACCCATATTATTATTGTTAACTAGTCCTTTTTTAACTTTAAGAGCATCAACTTCTTTATCATAGGAAGAAGTAACAGCTTCAGAGAAACCACCTTCTGTTAGTTCTGCTTTTTGACTATCCTCTAGTGCATTAAATTTACTTTTTAAAGATGATAATTCTGTATTTAAATCACTCTCAGATAAATTGTTTAAACCTGCCATGTAGTCTAGTCCTCTTTGTTTGACTAGGAATTGAGCAAATGCTCCACCACCTACGTTGTCGCCTATCTGCATTGCTTTATTATGCCTATCTTTTACTTCTGCAATCTCTTCATTGACTTCTTCTCTAGCAATTTTTAAATTAGCAATACCCTCTTCACTTATTGATTCTGCTTTATCAAACATGGTAAGGCCTTCTTTAGCTACTCCTGTAAAGAACGCTGTTGGTTTAAAAAATCCCATTACTTGTCCTCCTTAACCCTAGACATTAATCCTTTTGGCTTTTCTTCTAATGCCTTCTTTGCTTTTTTTACTTTTTTATTAGAGGGTACATAACCTCTAGATTCATATAAATTTTTAATGATAGCTTCCGTTGGGTTTTTCTTTGCATTTGTTAATTTTATTTCAGAGATACCTGCAGCTTTACCAATAGTAAATATCATTTTCTGAACTAACGGCGATAGAAGTAATCCTGCATCAACACTATATGCACCTTCTACAAATCCTGAGAATACAATAACTCTAGTTACTGCTTCTACAGAAAGACCTGCTTCTAATAATATAATAACTCTTTTTAAAGTGTCTTTTTTATTTAGCTGTTTCCATATAAATAAAGAAGCATCTTCTAGTTTAGAAAATCTAGCAGGGTTTTCCCAAGGATAATTCTTAGGTGTATCTGTTAGGGACTGCCCTGGCACAGGAGTATCAAAAGGATTTTGTTCTCTTTCCATTATATTATTTCCTTTTTAGACCTATAAGCAGGTTGCTCTTGTGTTCTAATTATTTCTGCATAAGCATTAGGTAATATAGAATCCCACATTCTAGTTAAATCTTCATAGCTTACAGCTTCATTTGCTTTTACTTCTCCCGCCTCAGTAGGTTTATCCATACCTCGATACACATCATCTGAAAAACGAAAGTTAGCAGCTTTTCTATAAGCATCTGAAGCACCTGTTTTCTGTGCTGCGTTGTCGCTAAACGCCTCGCTTGCTAGTGCTATTATTGTACTAAATCCTAAATTTAATGCCATTGTATTCTCCTATTTATAATTCTAATCCTGAAAAAATCTTTAATCCTAATTGTCCTAATATACTATTAAGTTCATTCTTAGATTCTTCATTCATAAGTTCTAATTGTGTTTCTCTTTGTAATGCTGCTATTGCAATGTTGTGAGACCTTTCCTTATTGTTTTCTGACGCTGTATTAATCCAAGACGCTTCATCTCTCCACTGTTGCCATAGTGCAGATAAACCAAAGTTAGATATGTTTAGTAAGTTCTGTGCATCTGTTTGATTAGCTGCATTTATAGCAGCACTGTTTGCAGTATTAATACTTCTTCTCCATGTCACATTTGATTGGTCAATCAATCTTTGATTCTCTACATTAAACCTTTGTCTTTGGTCTTCTAACTGTGTGTTGAATTGATTTATTGCTGCTTCTCTTTGAGCATTAGCTTCTGATACTGCTATTTCATTTTGTGCATTTTGTCCAGATATTCTATTCTTTTCTGCTACAGCATATTGATTCATAGCATCAACTCTTTGAGAGTTATTAGAATTTATTTGAGTAGCAAGACTTTTAAAAAACTGGTCTGTTTGCTGTTCACTTTGAGCATTAAATTGTAGAGATGCATTAGAAGCTGCTTGGTCTGATAACATAGATTGCTGTCTTAATTGTATGTTTGTAAGATTAGTTTGTTGTCTATTAGATAGATTAGCAGTATCCATTTGAAAGGATTGCTGTGCATTTAATACTGCTGATTGTTGTCTATTATTTAGATTTTGGAATATAGCCTGTTGATAAAACTGTGCATCCTGTTGTGCTATAGGTATAGAAGCTTCTATTATACCTTGTGCTAGTGCCTCTGCTGCTATACTAGAAGAACCTAATCCTCTTTGTTGCATAGCGGCATCTACTAATCTTTTAGCCCCTGATGCAAAAGCAGGTATAGGTTTGCCTTCATCTACTGCAGTGTTAATTGCACTTGATATATTAGCTAACTGACCTTGTACTGTAGCTTCAGGTGGTAGTGCTGTTAAATCTTGTTGTTGTGCAACCATAGGTGCAGATACTGTACCCTGTGCTGCAGTCATTTGAGGGGTAGTAGCCCCTGTTACAGCAGTGTACATAGGTGCATCAGCAGTTGCTTGCTGTGCTATAGTAGATGATTGGGGTATTGCTTGAGATGTTATAGTAGGAGCAGGAGTTGCAGTTGGTACTGCTGCTGCTTGTGTTCCTGTTAATCCAGGAGTTACTTGTTCTGTGGCTGATGTGGATTGTTGAAGTGCTAAACCAGGAGTTACTGCAGTCCCTGTTGGTAAAGAGGGTTGTCTAACTGAAGCACCTACTTGCGCTTGTGCAAAATCAGATGGGTCTGTTAGTGTAGGTTGTGGTGCAGGAAATCCCGGACCTTCTAAGCCTCTTATACCTTCTTCTTTTTGAGGTTTAACATTAATACTATCTAAATAATTTCTAAATTGTGCTGCAGAACCCGTATCACCAAATTGTACTTTTTTACCATCTGGTAAAGTTACATCTGTTACCGCCATTCCACCTACCACAGGTTTATTGAATTGACTACTCCTAAATCCTTCCATATAGTTCTCAGGTATATTGCTGTATTGGTCGCTTATTGGATTTCCAAATTTATCTACTGCCATTAGTTATCTCCCATTAAATAAGATTCCATCCACATAATTTTTTCTTTTATTACTGCTATATCTTGTTGCATTTGAGTAACAGAATCTGCTTTCGCTTCCACTGCCTCTAGTCGTTCTGCCCACATGCCCCAAGTCATTCCGAGACTTATTAATATAGCTATGTATGGTAATATTATTTTTAAATCTATCTTCATTATTTCACCTTTGCTGACATACCACTTAACGGGTTATTCAATGCTTTGTTAATCTTTAAATCTAAGTTTTCTTCCATTAGTTTCATCTCATCAATTAACTCTCTTGAGTCCTCTTTCTGTCGGTCTTCAACATCGTTTATAATTTCTGTTATATGCCTTACGTCCCCTTCCATCATACGCAGGTCAGTCTTAAGG